CGTGCGCGAACAGTAAAATTAATCATGTTAATCTCCTTAAACGATTTTCAATTTCCTGTAATTACCTAGTGTGTATGCGCCTGTTCCAGACGCTCCAGTCTCCCCGCCTGTGTACGGGTCACATCCTCGACGACCGCAAGACGCGTGTCGTGAACAGAGAGCGTATCTCGGATGTTGGTGATCGTCTCATCGGTGCGTGCCATGTACGCTGTGAAGGCTTTCTGCGTGTCGTCTATGTCGCTCTTGAGCTGCTTCACGCCTTCTTCGATACGTACCAGTCGCATCGCATCTTCCTGGCTTGCACGGTTCATCGCCTTAGCACCGTTGATAAGTGTCAGCACCATGCCGAGAAACGATACCGCAGCGACAATCTGCTCAAACGTTAATGGGTTCATTTCTGCCACCTCCTACTCAAGACTCTTAGGAATGATAGGAATGACGCCAGAGCAATAACCGCTGTCATAGTTGTAGAAGTACACATGGCCATCGCCGCCGCCAGCCGCACCCAGCCAAATCTTGGCGGTGTTATTGCTGTTCTGCGTACCAAGTGAGTAATATGTGGCATTCGATGGAAGTAGGTCACTAGGAATCTGTGCCGTGGTTGTGTATGTTGGATATCCACCAGTCAAGAAGCAATCGAGATACATCACGCCGCCACGCACACAGTAACGAACACGCACGGAAGAGTTATTGACTAAGTCAGTCCACGGTACAAACATCATCATCTTGATGAGATTTGTATAGTCAATAGATTCTTTTTTTGCGAGGTTGTCAGTAGAGAGCATTAGAGTTGAATCCGTTAAGGCAAGCTCAGCAAAATGCATCCCGTTAGAATTAGAAATCTTTGCAGCAATTGCTTGCGAGTCGCTTATCAAATGACCTGTTGGCTTCAAAAGAATATTGTCAGTCATTAAAGCCGTAGCTCTGTCTCCTCTGTTATCCTGGTAGCCAGCCACAATATTAAGGGCGTTATCGCCTAGGCTGATTATGTTGCTCTCAAAACTCGCAATTTGGCTCTCACCGTCAAAGATGCCCATTCTGTCACTTTTTACCGTGATATGACCTGCTTTTTTATTTCCTACGTGTGCGCCATCTGCATCGTGAGTGAACACGTTCGTCAAATTTTCGACTGTGCTCTTAACCTCATTAGCTGTGCTGTTTGCGTCTGTTGCCATAGCCTTTGCTCCCTTCGCATCTGTTGCTGCTTGCTCAGTCTTAATCTCTACAGCGTCAATCTTCTTCTCGAGGATTTTCTTGAGATCTTCAACCCCCTGAGAATTGCTCCCGTGTTGGACAGTGACGTTCTGGTGTGTGCTCTCAGTAGAGACGTTGTGTGCTGGTGTACCGTCTTCCTTGCAAGTGTCGTCCTCTGCAGTCGCCCAGATCTCGACGCTTTGCGCAGTTGGTAGTGGTGGAGTCGAGACAATACCAGGCTCCGTGAGGGTACCCATCACAGATGATTGACCGCCAACACCCATGTAAATAGTGACGTTGTAGAAGTCTGAGGGTGTCTTGTCTTCCAGGGTTCCGTCCCACGCCACATACACAACATCTGAGGAAGATGTCGCGAAAATACCCTTAGGCTTTGGTGGAGCAACGGTGTCTCCAACGTTCTTAGCGACAGAGTATCCGTCTTTGTTCAGGACTCCATAGATGTCTTTTGTACCATTTGAACGATGAACAGATATGGTGCCTGTCGGAGAAGTGTTCAGACTATTGATTTTCTTCTGAGCTTGAACAACAGAACGAGCCATATTCTCGTATGTGGGACTCATGCCAGGTAGAATGTTTTTGTTCATTTTCACTCCTTAGTAAGACGTGGATTTCATAACGCTGAAGGTCAGAGAGACTTTGTCTGTACTGTCGCCTTCCATACGAAGAATCCTCACCGTGTAGACTCCGTCTGGAAGGCTTGGATGATCTCTAATGTCAAGATCGATGAGATCTCCTGGCCATACCATACCTATGAATTGATCATCGAAGTCATTGATGTGTACAGAGCCCCTCATCTGGCATAGAGGATATCTGGACGTGGCAAGAGCTCCCTCAGCGTGCTTCTTCAGGAGATCTTGGTTGTCCCAGCTGGTGTCCGAGATCACAGTCTCCACAATAGGCCACGGATCTCTCGTCTGACAGAGAGACAGATCCTGTGCGAGGTGACAAAGAGTCGAGTCATCCTGTCCCGCTCCAGTACCGTAGACCCTCATGGTTGGTCCGATGTTCGAGACCTTCAGTCCTTCAATCGTTCCTCTACCATTTGAAAACCACGTGAGCGTCCTTTTTGTGCTACCATTGACCAGTTCATGTTCACCGTCTGTACCTGCTTCGAACCTCAGCATAATATTGTTTTCCCTCTTGTAGGGAACAAATCTCATCTCGACTCCGTCTTGCACGTTAGAGATCTCGTTGAGAAGCTTGTCTGCAGCGTTGTTAGACACGTTATAGCCGTAGTAAGTCCTCTGGTGTCCTCCTGGCTCACCGTCATATTGAGTGTCTATTGGAAGCTCTCCAGAAGGCTTCCCTCGCGTACATTTGTTGATGATGTCCGCAGCTATTCCTCGTAGAGACATGTTTTTGTAGTAGATCGTGTCGTTTGTGGTTCCTCCGTACGACTTACCAAATACGTCTTCGCTTACGAGGTACCTACTAGACAACAGATCTTGAATAGAGAGTAGACTGAAATCTGTGCAATCCTCTGAGTCGACTCTGTATCCTATTGTCCCGAAGACGACAGGTGTGTCGTCCCACATCAAGACGATGGATCTTTTCATAGGATACAAGATGTTGTTTCGTCCTTCAGGAGTATCTGCTGGAACAGAAGCCCAGGGCAGGCTTATTTGAGACAGCCCATTTTCTCCGACATTTCTCCTCGTGTTTGTTGACAGAGAAGAATCTGTCACGCTCATATGCCAAGAGAAGTTCTGAATGTCTATGGGTGTGATCATCAGTCCAGACATCGTGTCACAAATGTATGTATTCCACATTATTCTGCCACTCCAGAGTCGACGACTAGCAACCTTTGTCCTGGCCATGACCCTGCTTTATAATCCAACCAGATGTCTGAAACTGGAGCTACGCTAGATCTCCACAATCTAGCTGAGATCGTATGGAATCCTGCAGAGACTTTGACACAATCCTCAAAGCAACTGGTCGTAGGAGTATCAGGGTAATTCGTGAAGCGGAATGCCCTCTGGACAACACCATCGAGCGTCCAATCAATATATCCTGATCCTATCCAGCTGTGTGTGCTGGGATGCCATGCCCAGGTGGTCTCGGTCAGTTTTACAGACAGCAGCCTGTCTGTAGGTACGTAGATCTGTCCGCTGGCGTAGGTGTATGCGGCATCTGTGTTGATGCCCTTGTACGAGGTATCTGTCTTGTCAAGGAGAATCCCAAGAGATGCTCCTGCTGGCACAGCATATTTTCGTTCAGATGTCATGACTGCATTCTGAGTACTGGTCGCTCCTGCTGGAAGCATCATATATGCGATTACCGTCGAATCGGATGGGACGCTTGGTGGCACAGGAGATGACGATGGGGTACCCTGAGACACACCAAGCGTGACAAGGTTGTCTGCGTCTCCGTTCTGGATGTCGTGAGATGTCAGCCAGATGGCGTCTATGCGCGATTGACCAGACGTGTTCGACTGAACAGATGGGGTATTTCCTCCTGGGTAATATGCTAATGTGTAACCGTCAGCTTTGCCCTTGCTGCAGACAGCTACTCCACCCTCTACTGAGTAGTAAAGGGATGAGGTTCCTTTGACATCGAGACCATCGAGGATGCCGACATTGGCAAAAAGACTGCTGATGATTTTTCTCATTTCCAGAGCTGAGGTTCCAACTCCAGAATTGTTCTGAGGTACTCCGAGTGCTACAGACATTTTAACTCCTTAGATATACGCATCGTGAACCACGACTTCGCATGTTCCTACACCATGTGCTAGAAAAGATAGAGACATATCTCCTCCTGGCTGAACAGAAGGGAAGCTCCTCTCAGACAGATTTCTCGTCACGTCGACCCCACTTGAGGATGCCGTCCTAGTACTACAATACATTATAACGGGTGAACCCCAGTTTACAGGCTCAGAATACGACAGTTTTTCTCCTGTCTGTTGATTCGTGATCGAAAATCCCGTTGGAAAATCTCCTGAGACGGTAATGACTGGGTACGAGACTATGGTTCCATGGTTATATGTCGAACAAGTGTTGTTCACGACGCTCTGCTTACCCCACTGCAGAGGATAGATCAGAACTGAGTTCTTGAATTGCAATCCTCCCGCTGGATCTGGTGAAGGCTCCATATAACCTCTGGAGACAGACTTAGACAAACGTACAGGATCTTGACAGACCACAGTAACAGAGACTTTTGCGTAGTTCATATCCCATGCCTTGTCAACGTCGAACTTCGCGTAACCATCGCAATAGGTGCAATCCTCTGCATCGTACACGTAGATCCTGATGATCTTCTTGGAGAAATAGAGGAGCCTTTTGATACCGTCTACTACAGAGGTTCGGTCTTCTCCTAGAACATACGTCGAAAAAGTGATTGTCCTTGAATTGTACAGGACTCCAGATTCGAGCACTTTATGAGTACCGTCTCCTGTCGTTCGCTCAGAGGCACTCACCTTTGCAGTCGGATTCGAGAACCATCCTTCGATTCCTTCATCTGTGATGTAGAAATCTGACTGCACAGAAGAATCACCCTGTATGCTGAGGGTCTCGTTTTTATGTTCCAGGACTATTTGTCTCGCTCTATTGGACATACTGGCTCCAATTCAATTCATGCATAATATTCCTGTTGAAAACGGTAGCTGCAGAATCGAAGTCTTCGTCTGAGCGGACGATTATGTTCTTCACGTTTACGACTGGAGCTCCATTCCCTGTAGGATTAGAATTTATGGCAGACGTATTCGAAGGCAACACTCCTCTGAAGTCCGCGACTGCTAGCTCTGGCGTGACGGGAATCTTGTAATCTGTGCCAAGGGAGTCCGCGATTTCTCCTCCGATGTCACTGACTCGGTCGAATACGTCCGTAACGCCATTGTTAATACCCGTAAGGAGCGAGTCCATGATCGCCTGTCCGTTTGGTATAAGGAGCTTAAGGTCGTACGGAATTGGTCCCTTAAGGCTTGCAATCTTGCTTGCGATACCTCCGACAAAATCGAAGACTCCCTGAACACCCTGCTTGATACC